TCTGACAAATGTTACTTCTAAGGCTCAAAGGGTAGGAGATGCAATCAGAAGAGTAGGTGAAAAAGTTCTTGGCATGGAAGACTACGCACCAGTAACAGAGGGAGTTGCTTTTTTAAAAAGAGAAAAAAAAAAATCTAGCTCAAAATATCTAACTCAAAGAGACGCTGGTAAATTAGCAAAAAGAAAAATGGCTAAGAAAGACCAAGAAAAGGTCAACTTCTTAGAACCAGAAGAAACTAATGAGTCAAAGACTCGTCTTGTAAAAAACGGTCACACATATAAAGTTGTACTAACTTGGAGAGGTAAAACATATATGGTACAGATGTTTGTGCCATCTGTGTCTAGACCAACTCGTCAACAGGTAGAGAAAGAAGTTCAAAAGATTTATCCTGATGCAAAGTTGATGTCATTCTTACCTAGAGATCTTGAACCAGGCGAACCAACTGTGATGATGGGTGAGGCAAAAGAACCAACTTTACCTACATTTGGAGGACTAACACCTAAAGATACAGATTCTAGTTTTATAAAACCAAATAGTCAAAAACGAAGAGTGACTATGAGAGATAAGATGAAAGAGATTAAAGATGACCCTAAAGGAAATAAAGCGAAGGAAGATGCCATGAGAGATATGAACATTAATGATGAATATTTAAATGAACTTGATACTGGGCCAGAGGGTTTAGTTCAGAGAGCTTTTGATAAGGCAAAACAAAACTTTAAAGATGCAAAAACTGACAGTGAAAGAGGTAAGGCAGAGGCACATAAAAAATCATTTTCAGCATACGCAGTTAGAAAACGTAGAAGAGGAGGCAATACGCCTGAAATAAATCAATTTGGTAAAAAGAAATCTTTAGATGTTGAAATTCCAGTCATTCCAGAAGAACAAGACCCAGAGGGAATGAAACTTCGTGATGTTCAGAGAATCAAAAGGGAAAAACAACTTGCAGATAAACAAAAACAAGCACCAGTAGTAAAGAACAAAATTGTTCCTTTAATAAAGGATGAATTTGTTGTTGAAGATGATATGAAAGGTATGAGTGTCAAGTCTGGACATAAGAGACCAACAAAGAGTGGTGCTGGCATGACTGCAAAAGGTGTTGCTGCGTATCGCCGTCGTAATCCTGGCTCAAAACTTAAAACTGCTGTAACAGGTAAAGTCAAAAAAGGTTCTAAGGATGCGAAGAGAAGAAAGAGTTATTGTGCAAGAAGTGCTGGTCAAATGAAGAAATTTCCAAAGGCTGCAAAAGATCCAAATAGTAGGTTGAGACAAGCACGAAGACGCTGGAAGTGTTAATTTTATTTTAATTTATTATGTCTGATACTGTTTATCTTGGTAATCCCAATCTAAAGAAAGCGAATGTAAAAGTTGAATTTACTCAAGAGAATATTGAGGAGTTCATCAAGTGTAAGGATAATCCTGTTTACTTTGCAAAAAACTATATCAAAATTGTTTCTCTTGATGAGGGTCTAGTTAATTTTAATTTATATCCATTTCAAGAAAAATTAATTAAAAACTTTCATAACGAAAGATTCAATATCTGTAAGATGCCTCGTCAGACTGGTAAGTCTACAACTGTGGTATCTTATTTGTTGCATTATGCTGTGTTTAATGATAATGTAAATATAGCAATACTTGCAAACAAGGCATCAACTGCTCGTGACCTCTTAGGTAGATTACAACTTGCATATGAAAATTTACCTTCATGGATGCAACAAGGTGTTCTTGTTTGGAACAAAGGTTCTCTGGAGTTAGAAAATGGATCCAAAATTCTCGCTGCGTCTACATCTGCATCTGCTGTCCGTGGTGGATCCTATAATGTCATCTTTCTTGACGAGTTCGCTTTTATCCCGAATCACATTGCTGACCAATTCTTTGCATCTGTTTATCCTACTATCTCTTCTGGTCAAAGAACAAAAGTCATAGTTGTATCAACACCACATGGTATGAATCATTTCTACCGAATGTGGCATGATGCTGAAAGAGAGAAGAATGAATATGTGCCAACTGAAGTTCACTGGTCTGAAGTGCCAGGCAGAGATTCATATTGGAAAGAACAAACGATTGCTAACACATCAGAACAACAGTTTCGTGTTGAGTTTGAGTGTGAGTTTCTAGGTTCTGTTGACACCTTGATTAGTTCTGCAAAATTAAAATCATTAGTATATGATGAACCAATCAAGAGTCATCGTGGATTAGATATCTATTTTGAACCGATTAAGAATCATGATTATGTAATTACAGTTGACGTGGCTCGTGGTGTGGGTATTGACTATTCTGCATTTATAATCACAGATATTACATCATTTCCACATAAGGTAATAGGTAAATATAAAAACAACGAAATAAAACCAATGTTGTTTCCAAATATCATCGTAGATATTGCGAAGGCATACAACAATGCTTTTATTTTATGTGAAGTAAATGATATTGGAGACCAAGTTGCAAGTATCATACAGTACGACTTGGAGTATGATAATCTCTTGTTGTGTTCAATGAGAGGTCGTGCTGGTCAGATTGTAGGACAAGGATTCTCAGGTAAGAAAACACAACTTGGAGTTAAGATGTCCAAGACTGTAAAGAAGGTCGGATGTTCTAACTTAAAAACTTTGATTGAAGATGAGAAGATAATATTCAACGACTATGATATCATATCTGAACTCACTACATTCATACAGAAACATAACTCATTTGAAGCGGAAGAGGGATGTAATGATGACCTTGCAATGTGTCTCGTCATATACGCATGGTTAGTTCAACAAGATTATTTTAAAGAACTTACAGATCAAGATGTAAGAAAAAGAATATATGAAGATCAAAGAGATCAGATCGAACAAGATATGTCACCATTTGGTTTTATCGTTGACGGAACAGAAGATGAAAGTTTTGTAGATGGTGACGGAGATCGTTGGTACACTGATGAGTATGGTGATCGTTCTTACATGTGGGATTACAGATGAACATTGAAGACCAGTTTGGACTAGAACATTTACTCTTTGAACAGAGAAAATGTAAGATATGTGGTGAAATGAAGGAACTGATTAATGACTTTTATAAAACTAGAAAAGATAGGGGAAATGTACCCTCAGCTTACGCATATGAGTGTAAAAGATGTTCAATTAAGAGAGTCTCTAAGGGAAGAAGAAAAAAAGAAAAAGTAGACATTTATCCCGATTGGTAGTGTTCACGTCATGTTTCCCCATTTAGAGAGGTAGCATTTCATAAATAAATTTAGTAAAACAATGTGGAACTTCGGAGAAAAACATGGCTGGCATAGGTTTAGTATCTCCAGGCGTTAAGGTTAGAGAAGTTGACCTTACGGTTGGTAGAATTGACTCCATTAGTGATCAGACAGGTGCAATAGTAGGCCCCTTTGAAAGAGGCCCTGTACTAGAACCTTTGCTTATTGAGAATGAGCAAGACTTGATCGATCTTTTTGGAAAACCATCACTTAATGATAGACATTACGAATACTGGTACACTGCATCAAACTATCTACAGTATGGTGGTGTATTAAGAGTCGTTAGAGCAGATGGTGACAAATTAAATAACGCAAACGTAGGTGGAATGCCTACAACACATCCAACAGGTATTGGATCAACTTCAAGTCTTAAAATTAAGTCTTTTGATGATTATCAGAATAATTACGAAGACGCTGTTACATATAGATTAGCTGCAAGAAACCCAGGCAGTTATGCAAACGGAATGAAGGTTGCATACATTGACGGTGCTGCAGACCAACAACTCCACGTTACTCCTCATGTAGTAACAAATGTTAGTGTTGGTATGGGTGTTACACAACCTATCAGTGGAACAATTGTTGGCCCAGGCACAACATCAACCGCAGACGGATATATTCAAGGTATTGTTACTGGTGTTGGTGCAAGCACAGTTGATGTTAAAATTACCAATCGTGTTTCTGCTGCTGGAACAATTTTCCCAGTAACTTACACAGAAGATGGAATCTTCGCATTTACAACAGGAACAAAAACAAGTAATACATTACCTGGCCCTGGCGTTCTATTTTCAAGTAGTTCTTCAACTATTGCAAACCCTGACGCTGGTATTTCAACTTGTGCAACAGTATTCCAAGTTGATGACTGGTATGATAATCAGTTTATTCAATTAAAGAATGGTGCATTACAGTGGAAAGAGATTGCTGAAAAACCAGGCACAAGTGGATACTCTGCAGCGAGAAATGGTTCTAACGATGAACTTCATATCGTAGTTGTAGATGACAGTGGAAAGATTTCTGGAACAACAGGTGCAATTCTTGAGAAGTTTACATTCCTATCAAAGGCAGATGATGCAAAGAACTCCTTTGGTGATGCAATCTACTACAAAGATTTTGTTTCAAAGAACTCTGATAACATCTTTATTGGAATCGCAACTGGAAACGGAACAATCGCATCTGGTATTGTAACTGCATTTACTCCAGTATCAACAGCTCAAAACACTTGGAGTCAAGACGCACAAGACGTAGACTTCAACTTTGGTGGTAATATACTTTATGAACTACAAGGTGGTAAAGACTATTCTGGTGTAAGTACAGAGGGTGGTTACTCTTGTTCTCTTGGTTCAATCATGGGTGGTTATGAAATCTTTGAGAACGAAGCAGAATACGCAGTCAACTTCTTACTTCAAGGCCCTGGCATTACAGGTAGTCAAGCAGAATCACAAGCAAAAGCAAATAAATTGATTGCAATTGCAGAGGCAAGAAAGGATTGTTTAGCAGTTATCTCTCCAAACAGAGAGACAGTTGTTAACGTAACAAGTGCAAAGACACAAACAACTAACGTTGTTCAGTTCTATGATCCAATTACATCATCATCTTTCGCAGTCTTTGACTCTGGTTACAAGTATCAGTTTGATAGATTCAATAATAAATTCCAGTTCATGCCATTAAATGGTGACATTGCTGGATTGATGGCAAGAACATCTGAGGAACAGTTCCCTTGGTTCTCACCTGCTGGCCCTCAAAGAGGAAACATACTTAACACAGTTAAGTTAGCATACAATCCTAATAAAGTTCAGAGAGATACTTTATATGTGAAGAGAATCAACCCAGTTATCTTCTCACCTGGCGGTGGATTCATCCTATTTGGTGATAAGACTGGATTAGCATTTGCATCTGCGTTCGATAGAATTAACGTTCGTCGTTTATTCTTGAACTTAGAGGCGAGAATTGAAATTGCTGCAAGAACTCAACTCTTTGAGTTTAACGATGAAATCACAAGAGCAAACTTCCGTAACATAGTTGAACCATTCCTTCGTGGAGTTCAATCTAAGAGAGGTTTATCTGATTTCCTTGTTATTTGTGATGAATCAAACAACACACCTGATGTTATTGATGCGAATGAATTTAAGGCAGATATCTTTATCAAGCCTGCTCGTTCTATTAACTTCATCGGTCTTACATTCGTTGCGACAAGAACAGGCGTTAGCTTCTCTGAAGTCGCTGGTCGAGTTTAATTAAAGTCCATCTAAATAACAAAAGGAGTTAAAAAAAGAAAATGGCATTCAATCATAACGACAGAACTATCACCGATTTCAGATCAAAACTGACTGGTGGTGGTGCGAGGTCGAATTTATTTGAGGTTTCAATACCTGATTTCCCAACAGCTAATAACATTCAAGAAAGAGATATTGAATTTCTAGTGAAGGCTGCTGAAATACCAGCTGCTAATCTTGGAAACATTCCAGTTCCATTTAGAGGTCGTGTTCTTCCAGTTGCAGGGGATCGAACATTTGATCCTTGGACAGTAACCATAATCAATGATACTAATTTCCATATCAGAGATGCAATGGAGAGATGGAGTGAC